TTTGTTAAAGTATCTGTTGTAGCTTTTCCAACTAATGTGTCAGTTGCTGCTGGCAATGTTACTGTAACATCTGCTGTTGAAGCAGGACCAATCAATGTTACTTTATTTGTACCATTGTCTGTACCTTCTAAAAATTCTACTTTTCCCGCAGTTGCTGTTCCAGGACTTAAAATAGGGTCTGTTAAAGTTTTGTTTGTTAAAGTTTGTGTTCCAGTAAGTGTAACGTCACCAGCTGGTAATGTATCTATATCTGGATTAGTTCCATCGTTTGCAGTAGCGAATACAAGAGCATCCCCTTTATCTCCTGCAGCAAAAGTAAATGAATCACCACTTCCTGAAGCATATTTAAATTGTACTGTGTATGAACCAGATGTTGAATTTCTTAAAAAATAAAAATTTTGTACGTCTAAAGGAATGGTTACTATTTGATTTCCAGTAATTGAACCTGTAAATTCAATCATTCTGTGAGATAAAACTGCTCCTGTTGCTCCATCAGAAACTGATAAAGCTGTAGTTTGTGCACCACCTGCTATGTCTTGTGTAGTGTATCCACCAGATATTTGTTCTATAATACTTAAATTAGTGTTTGTTTTTGTTCCCCATGTACCAGCGTTTTCACCAGTTGCTTGAAGCTCTATTCCTAGTGGTGTGTATGTTGATGCCATAAATTTTATCTCCTATGCGACGTCAGTATAACTTGTATTTGATCCAGTTGCAACATTAGAATAACTACTATTCGACCCTGTTGAAACACCTGTATACGATGTATTAGACCCCGTGTCAATATTTGCGTAAGACTCTATTCCAAGTAATCCTACACTTGATGTAAGAGCATCACTAGTTAAACCTTCTGTTATATCAGCTATTGTTGCAAAAGAACCTACACTAGCAGTGGAAGATTGACCCGATAATTCATAAATAAACTCTAATGATAAAGATCCTACACTAGTGGTTGCTGACACACCTGTTAAATTAACTAATTCAATAGAACCTGTTAAAACATCTCCTAAAGATGTTGTTGCTGATACACCTGTTATTTCTGATGGACCAAATTCTAGTCCTGGAGTTCCTAAAGATGATGTAGCAGCTATACCAGTTATTGGTTCAGTGCTTACACCAAATGCTAAACCTAAAAGTCCTTCATCAGAAGTAGCAGACTGACCACTTAAACTAATAGTTGGACTAATTACAAAACTAACACTACCAACACTTGTTGTTGCTTCTTGACCAGATAATTCATATGCAAATTTTAAAGTTGGTGATCCCACACTTGCAGTTACATCTTGTCCTACTAGACCTAAAACTACATTTGGAGATTCACCCCAAGAGTTATCACCCCAAGCATCTCTACCCCAACCAGTTAGAGTTCCAACGTATCCGAGTGTTGGTGTTGCAAAAGTTGCAGACACACCTGTTAAAGGCACACCTATTTCAGCATCAATATCTAAGCTGCCTACACTAGCTGTCATAGAATCATTGACACCTTTCATGGTTAGTGCAATGATTTGCTCTGTAGTAATATCTCCTAAAGTAGATGTTAATCCAATTCCTGTTAAAGCAACAGTTTCATCTCTACCTTCACCCCAATCAGCTATACCCCAAGAAAGTCTTCCCCAACCTGTTGTATTAAATTCTTCTGTAGTACCTAAAGAGGCTGTAAGACCAAAACCCGTTACAGGAATAACAGGATCAAAACTTTCGCCCCAAGGTTCTTCACCCCAATCGTCACGGCCCCAACCTTGTTCAGAAAATGAAACAACTGTTCCTAAAGAAAAACTTGCAGATACTCCAGTAAGTTCGATTAAATTACTATCTTGTTCGCCCCAAAGACCTTGGCTCCAGGTAGTACCTGATCTATTCCAAGTATTGGCAGCCATAAGGTTTTACCCCCTATGCTATTCGAATGATTGCGTTACTTGCGTCTGCTGTTGGAAATTGAATTGTAAAAGTTCCAGATGAAACTGTTTTATCACCACCGAAAGCAATAACTGCTACAGCTTTGTCAGATTGTGTATCATTATAAATTAATGCACCATTGGCTGTAAAAGATGCCGAAGTATAACTAATATCTGCAAAATCACACACTGCGGTTGATGAATCTAAAGCTGGTGTTACACTTGTAAGAGTTGCACCTCCTGCAGAATATGCAGAACCTGATGTATTAGAAATTTCATTTGATGTTGAATAAGCTGTTGTACCTGCACCTAAAGATGCATCACTTGTAAATAAAGCTATTTTAAAAGTATTACCACTTGACGCTGTAAAGTTGTGTGTACCAACTAAAATCTCTTGCTTAAAGCTGTTACAAATTGCCGATGATATTGCCATAATTTATCTCCTATGGGTTTGCTGAGGTTATTGGTATTCTAACTGCTCCGTCTGTGTAGTCGTCTCTTCGTCTTCTACCAACTTGCTCATTAGCAAACTTCTGTACCTCTTGTTTATACTTATTTTCATATAGTGTCAACATGTCTATTGGGCCTTTTAAAAATCCATATGTTTCTGATAAACAGCAATATAAAAGACCATTTGGAAAATTAAGACTAATATAATTAGTAGTATTATCTGAGGCTAAAGTACTTGGCGCTTTATTGTAATGCACTCTAAACTTATATGTTGCATCAGGAACGGGAGCTAAAAATATACGTCCAGAGTTAGTGTCTCCATCTCCTGTTGCTCCTCCATACATAGAATAGTATTTTGGAGATCCTCTTTTGTCAGAAGCTGTTGAAGATACATACTCTTGAAGATAGGTTACATCTTTTTTCTCTAACCAAACATTGGGTCCTGTTATAGCTGAAGTAGAGGTATAAACTTGAATACCTCTAATAAATAAAGCTCCACCAGGTGCATTAATTGATTCTTGACCAACAACTAAATTACCTTCTTGTTGAACTCTATCTGCATCAATAGGAACATCTCTCATTATTCTATATTGTGCGTTTAAGATTATATTTTCTAATATATCAGTTGTTAAAACATTTGAATCTGTTTCTGTGTAATTTCTAATCTGTGTAACTAATCCACTATAACTTAATCCAGCCATTATGCAGGTGCTCCTTTACATTTAGGACATCTATGTTTAAATTTTGGATGTTCATCACAAGACCATAATTTTTTTTCTTTATGCATTGGAATATCTGGTTTTGGCATATCTTCATAAAATTCTATATGCTCATCTTTTTGTCTAGTTGGTGTAAAAGTTTGTTTTAACCAATTTAAAATTTTTTTAATCATGCTTCTATTGTTACGGGTCCTACTGAACAACCATAACCTCCTCCTTTTATACTACCTGTTGTAGCAGTATTTGTGTCAACTGTAAAAAAGAAAAAGTTATCTGTTAAATAAGCACTTCTTGCGTCTCTACCAGCAGTTCCAGCTCCATCTGAATCTGATTTATATTTTCCTGTTCTTATTGTGTATCCAGCTGCTTTTGCAATATTACTTCCTGTTATACCATCAAAACTTTCTGGATTAGAATAAGTAAAAGCACTTCCTGCAGAGGTAGTTGGTGGACCTCTAAATCTATATGTTGTATTATCTGTTAAACCATGTCCTGGAGAAGATACATTTATAATACCTGATCCAGCTGCATAAGTTTCAAAACCATTATCTATTATTCTTACAGTTGTAGCAGGTTCAGTTCTATCAGTTCTTACATTTCTTAATGAAACACCATCAGCACCAAGAGGTTTTGGTTCTAATTGTGGTTGTTTAGGTTCAAATTCAGATACATGTACAAAAGCACCATTCCATTCTCTAACCATTTCTCTGTGTGGAAATTCCATACCAGATCTATCAGAAATTGCTTTTGCGTATTTACCTGTTGCGTACTTTGGCATTAAGTTCCTGGGTAATATGCTTTTGGTGTAATATATGTACTAGAAGCTGAACCATCTTCTGCAAGAGCTCTCGCTAATTCATCTTCGTAATATAGTTTCATTTGTTGAACCAATTGCGGTTGATATTTTTGTGCAAGATAAAACGCTAAACCTGAAGTCATACAAGGCACAAATCTAAATGGTAAATCTGTTGCATTTGTATAATCTCCTACGTCTTGAATTCTTTTAATATAATAAAAATGCATATCTTTAGATGCATTAGTTGAATCTGGTGTAGGGTATACACTAATACTAACGTGATCTATAAATCTTTGGACCCAATATTGATTAGGTGTTCCTTGTGAAAGTTTATTTGAAAAACCTGCATAAGTAGATCTATCTACTTTTGTCATTGGACTATCTGATTGTGTTGTTTGAGTTCTATTAGACCTTAATTGTGCTTCAAGGACATCGGATATTCCATAAACACCATTTGGTGTTGATATAGCACTTGTACCATCAGAAGATGCTCGGAAAAATTTATATTCAGCTTGACCCTGAATTAAATCAAGATTTAATTCACCTATTTCCCAATAGTGAATACCTCTATTACCCCATTCTTGAAAAAGAATATTAAGAGATCTTCTAGCTGATTTCATTTGATAACCAGCTACTGAATTAAATCCAATACGCTCAAAAGATTCTTCTATAATTTCATCAATAGAAAAAGTTTTGTCAAAAGTTGTTGTTCCCGAAGTGGTATTAGCCATTTAAACTCCTACGATTCGTAAACTTTAATCCATTCACAAACAATTGTACCTGTATCTCCTGCGGCGCAAGCTGGTAAAACAACATTTACATCACCAGTGAATCCACTAGCCTCAGTGTTTTTTAATCCACCAAAAGATGAATAATCATATTCCATTTCACCTGCTAAAGTTTGAAATACAACATCTGTTGTTGCATCCCATTGCATTCTAATTGCATCTGCTGGTGCTGTTACAGAAACGTTAAAACTAACTTTATTTAGTCTTACAGTTTTGCAAGTTTTACCATTGTTTGATCCTAATTCAGAAACATCAACTATTTTAGTTGTGCTTCCTGAGTTATCAGAAACTACATTGTAGTGAGTGATAAGTTTTTTTGCTCCATCAAATACAGTTGTATTTAATACTGTGTCTGCCATGTTTTCCTCCTTTTAAAGAGCGCCTGCATTACCAGGCGCTCC